TTTATATATACGCACAAACTCTTCCGCAACCTTATATGTGGACGCATTTTCCAATACAATCTCGTCAGAAAAATAAAAGTCACGACCACCGTTCCACTGACAGATTACAGAACACTGCGGATTGACGTTAAAATCCAGCGACCAGTAGATTGTATTGCTTTGTGCCCCAATACCAACATTAGCAACTGGGTCCCAAGAACGAACCACGGGGGCATCTACTTGGCTACGCAAATTGCCAAGGTATATCATATCATAGTCGGCAGGGCGGTTGCGCTTTTTCAACACAATTTCGTGAATTATAGATGGTTCAAGCGGAAACGGATTATAGCGAAAGTCTTTATAACAACAGTAACTGTCACTACGTCTTTCAGCATTAGGTCCCCATTCTTGATAAACCACATCAGATTCATTTTCAGGGTTAGCACTGATTATCAGAAACGAGTTCTTAGCACGGATAGTAGGTATAAGTGCGTCAAATGATGCCTTGGAAACACTCGCCGCTTCTTCCACCCAGCAGATATTAACATTAGCAAACGACTTAACATCGTCCACCCCAATTTCTCGCAACCCCTTAAATGTAAATTCTGTGCCATTGGCACAGCGAATAGAGTCATTATATACAGCATATGGCAGTTCATATTCTCTTATCAAATCTTTCAACTGCGAATGAACCGACTGCGAGATTGACGTTTGGTGCTCACGACAACACAGTATTCGCAACGGTTGTAAAAGCCCCCCGATTAACAGTGTCTTGGAGATGTTCGTTGATTTCGCCAAGCCGTTACGTCCAGTCAAGTATGCCAAATAACGATACCGAAACTTAACCAAGTTTTCTAATATAGGGCGGAAATCTGACACTATTTCTATCGTCTTCATTCGCCGTCCTTTCCTTGTGACTCCGTCACTGGCTCAGCAACAGTATCAGTTTGTTCGGGCTTGGTCTTGTTCAAACCAAAATATTCAGCCAAGTCCGGATTTTTCTCAGCCAGTATCCGTTCCCACTCTTCCGCTTCTACTGGGCGGTCTAGTGATGGTATAAACTTTATCTCTAACCCATCTATCAGCCCACCACTTTCTATATCGCTTGTGACCTTGTTCAGTGCAACAACACCCTGCAGTGCCTTCACGGTCGCTTCAAGTAAGGCTCTATTTGGTGCCTTGCCGTCACGACTCGCCTGCATCAACTGTGATTCCAAGTGGTCTAACACCACGTTCCCGTCAAGTTCCTTAATCTTTGCAAGCCATTTCTTCTGGTCGGCTTGCTCCATCTTCATAGAGAAGGTATTCCAGCCCATCAGGTCTAGGTCCCGCCACTCACCAGTAAAATATAACCGCTCAACCTGGCTAACACGCGCATCGTGACTCAACATTTCTTTGAATGTCACCCCAGGATGCTTGTCCGTCAATTCTATCGCGCTTAAATAATATCGTTCCCCGTCCAATGTCGCCCCTTTCCTTTGTCTATGTATATACACTATCACGAGTCATACAAAATTGTCAAGAAAAAAACGCTACCACCAATTTCGCTATCCGCGTTAAACCGATTTTTCATAAGGATGCAAAATGGGTACCAACATTTTCTCACCCTGCCACACCCCTCCCGCCACTGTTCCGCCGCCCGAAAAAAATACCACCCCGCGCCCGCTTGACAAACACGCCCGCCCGTCAACACTCTCCGCACCGGGATGCGCCACGCCATCAGCAGACAAAAACGAACCGAAGTTCCACCGCAAACCTAAACTATACATAATCCGCCCAAAGTATACATAATAAAAATTATGCGCCTTTCAAGAAAGCAATCAAGCAACGCAACCGAAAGCCCCGCCGTAAAACTTGACAAAAAAAACACGCAAAAAACGCCTGGAATCGATGCAACCCTTGAAAAACTTGGCAATTTTACCGCCCCGGCGTCTATTTTACCGATAGCATCGCAATTTTACCGATACAAAAACAAGCGCAAGGGCGCACTTTTCCTAGTTTTTTTACCTATTTTACCCATTTTACCAATAAAACGCCTTACATAGAATAACAAAAAAAAATATGCCGAATATGATTTTACCGATGTTATCGGTAGAATCGGTAAAATATCGGGAGAAAAATCTTAAAATCGCTTGCGTAAATATTTTTTTAATTTTTTTTATTTTTTTTCTTGACTTTAATTTTTATATCGTATATAATGTAATTATCAAAAAAGACGATTCTAACAAAATTGGCTTTTTGAAATCTTGACAAACAAAAAACAAAAAAGAGGTTAAAAAAATGGTTATTATGCAAAAATTATACACAAAAACATTTGATTCAAGAGAAAAAGCGGAAAATTTTATATCACAACACGAGCGGCAAGATATGTTTTATCTTGGTTGGGACTTGTCAAGTGGTATAAGATGGACAGTAACAAAATACAAAAACCTTTTACAACAACAATAAAAAAAGGGGGGGACAATGGGAACTTTGGAAACTTTGGCGATGTGCTGCGTGTATGTGGGCTTTTTTATGGTATTTTTTACAATCTGCGCCGGCATTAACTGGATACTTGGAAAAATCGGTTTTTTGCATTGGTTGCGCGGCTGGTTATGGTATTTGGGTTTGATTGATGAACGGCCGGACAAAAAGCGCAATAGATAGCAAAGGCAAGCCCGGGCGGGTTTGCTCTTGCTATTGGTGGCAAGGTTGAACAAAAGACAAAAAAGAGGTTAAAAAATGATAAATACAAACACGAACACGGGCGGTGATTTTGCGCTTGTCTATTATATACACAAAAAATAACAAGAAAACCAGCAAAAACAAACAAAAAAAGGGGTTAAAAGATGGAAATATTAAAAGAAACACAAACACGCAGACAATACAAAACGCGCTGGCAGGCAATCGCACGAGCAAAAGACAAGGGACTTAATGTTGCGTTGCTTGACCGATTGTATACAGAAATCAAAAAACGCGGTTATTCGCATGAATTTGCGCTTGACGGGGTGTTATATGCGGCACGCTGTGGGGCGTTTGGTTTTGTGAACGGCTGGGAAAGATAAAGGCGGTGACTATGTATAATATATTGCTTGAAAAAGTGCGTAAAAAACTAGACGCAAGCGATTATCAAATGGCAAAAGATTATCTGGACTATTACGCAATCGAACCAGACGAAATTCATCGCTATATTGACGAATTTTTGTCTGTGTGTTATAAATACAACGAGCAGACAGGCGAACACGAACAACGAACACCGGACGAATTGCCGTTCGCGGATGTGAGTTATCCGAACGACCACTCAATAAAATATACATACGGTGGTTGTTCGGTGATAAGGTTTTACTTTGGAAAATAAAAAAATTAAAAATCTGTCCACAGAATCAAAAAAAAGTGTTATAATGTGGGTGTGTTGGCTAGGGTAGCACCCGAAAAGTAAAAATCCTATTACCTGCCAACATAAAAAAATAGGATTATAACAAAAAGGATATGTTATGAATGAAATTTGGAAAGATATAACCGGATATGAAGGTTATTATCAAATTAGCAACAAAGGGCGAATAAAATCACTTGAAAGACGCGTTAAAGATAATGGCGGTGTGTTTTTATTAAAGTCTAAAATATTAAAACCTGTTATGAATGACCAAGGTTACTTGAGAATAGGATTACGTAAAGACGGGAAAAGAAAACACAAACGTGTTAGTAGTCTAGTAGCGGAAGCGTTTATACCAAATCCCGAAAATAAACCACAAATAAATCATAAAAACGGGGACAGAACAGACAATAATGTTTCTAATTTAGAATGGATTGGTGTTTCCGATAATATAAAACATAGTTATCAGGTATTAAAAAGAAAACCTTCTATGTTGGGTAAGATGGGGATAAACAATCCTAATTCTAAACCAGTTGCGCAAATAATGAATAGGAAAATTATAGCGACTTTTTCCGCTGCAAAAGAAGCAGAAAGAATTACTGGAATATCACAAGGAAATATTTCACGATGCGCTAACAAAAAAATAAAAACCGCCGGCGGTTTTCAATGGAAATATGTAAAATAAAAAAGGAGCACAAAAATGACCGATATGAAAAAATTACAAGCAATACAACAAGAATTAAAAGCCCCTAAGGGACAAGAAAATAAATTCGGTGGTTATAAATACCGCAGTTGTGAAGATATTATGGAAGCAGTAAAACCCCTGCTGGATAAAAACAACGCAATTTTAACTATTGCCGATGATATTATTTTGATTGGCGACCGTTTTTATGTGAAAGCAACCGCAGTATTAGCAGACAGTGAAACCGGCGAACAGATTGCGCAAACAACCGCATTTGCTCGTGAATCTATTACTAAAAAAGGTATGGATGATAGTCAAATTACTGGTGCGGCAAGTTCTTATGCAAGAAAATACGCCTTGAATGGGTTATTCTGCATAGACGATACAAAAGATGCCGACACTATGGACAATCGTGACGACAGTAAACGAATTGCGACAATGAAAGACCGCATCAAAGCCCTGTTGGACGACATAGACCCGACTGTTGACACAAGTGCTTATTTGAAATACAAGGATAGCGAAAGCATTGAAGAATTAACTGCTATTGGCATCGCTGTTAAGAAATTACACGACACACAGGGGGCGAAATAATGCATATAATCGGAATTATTGTCTTTATTTTGATTATTAGTTGGATTGTGGGACTTTTTAGTGATTAAAGGGGGACAAAATGCATATTTTAGGTGTTATTATAGTATTGGCATTGTTGGGTGTTATTGACTAAGGGGGGGCAAAATGAAAATATACGACAATTTGCCGCAACACAATGAAGATGGCTCGCCAAATGAAGACTGGCTGACAATTCGAGCGAACAAATTCACTGCTTCGGATTTTTACCTGTTTATGTCGTTGGTGGACAAGGATAAACTGACTGACACTGCTGAAAGTCGTCTGTATGAAAAAGTTTTTGCTAACTTTGGCGAGATTTCACATTCTGCGACCACGACCGCGATGGAACGCGGCACAGAATTAGAACCCGAAGCCCGTGAATTATACAGACAAGAAACGTTTGAAGATGTTCGGGAAGTTGGGTTTGTTGACTGGGAAAAATTGCGCGCTGGGGTTAGTCCTGATGGTGTAATTTATGGTGCAGATGGCAATATTGAACGCATCGTGGAACATAAATGTCCAGGAATTAAAAACTATTTGAAAATGGCAAAGGGCAAAATTCCAACGCAATATATCATACAAGTCCAAATGCAACTTTTGGTTACTGGTGCGAAATCTTGTGACTTTGTAATATATCACCCAGATATGCGTCTAGTGATTAAAAAAATCACACCAGACGAGCAAACGCAAAAAGATATAATGACTGTGCTGGAAAAATTAAACGCTCGCTACGATGCGATTTTGGAAGAAATACAAGAGTTTAGAAAATAAAAGAGATTGGGCGGCGGCGTTTTTATTTCTGACCTCTTATGCGCCGTTGTTAGCACTCCGCAGGTAGTGTCGCCCAAAACCTGCAATTTTTTACAAAACAAGTTGACAACGAGCAAAACGATGTTATGATAAAATAAAGTTTGACCGGAAAGGAAAGGATAAGGTTATGGCGAAAGAACTTTTTATCACAGAAAATAAAAAGGCAATTGAACAATCATTTTTGTTTTTTCCACGAGATGTTATCTCACGCAAACAAATCAGCAAAATCAACCCAGAAGAAATCACCGATGTAATTCTTGACGGCGAAGATACCGAAACCCTTGATGTTTTTACACAGGCGAAGAAATGGTATTTGCCAAATGGTCTTGATTT